TTACCTTAGTTAGTGTTGTTGTTATGTCCCCCATTATATATACTTATCGGTATTTGTCAATAGCTGTGTGTAGTTATTCTAAGATTATTATGGAAATAATTATTTGTTTACGTAAGTCGTTGCTGTGTAAAGGTTTACGTCGAAAGCCGCTGCTTTAATTAACGTAAGTCTATATGTAGCAAGTATTTATGTCTATGGGGGTGTTTTATCTTCAAAATTAAAGTTACTTAACTTGACTGAAAAACCGGGGGTGGTTCATACACAATTACACACATATCTATATATGTATCACCTAATCTATCCACTTTGATTCTTCTCGACACGCTCGTCCCTACATAAAACGCACTTGAATTTATTTTTGCCCGTCATCGTGAAAACCTTCGTCCCGCATTTTCTGCATACTGGAGGCCCGTATACGACTTTCTCTGATGATTTCTTCTCTTGTTTGGTCATCTGTACTTCTCCATATTTTAATGTCTCTAATCGTCATTCCGCAACCCACGCAAATTTGATCTTGATTTAGTGAACAAACCCTCACACAAGGCGATCTAATCATTGCTGTTTCCTGTAATTTTATTTATGTTAGTATATACCGAGTACGTTTATACCATAGAAGTGTATGATACAAGGTGATGTTTGTGAGCAGCCCGTCTCAGTTCCTTTCGGCTTCTATGGTCCAAGTTACTCGCCAGTATTGCTTGGTTTTGTTTATTTGTAGGCCCACGAATTCTCGTTTATTCGCATACCAACTCACTTTCTCTTGTTTTGGTAAGTCCGTTTTACTTCACCAGATTCGGTTTTATTATTTAACAAGAGACGCAGCACTTTATCACCATTGCTGCACCATATATTAGCTGTTTTATTAGCAAATACCAAGTAAATTTTTAGATTTTTGTCGGTTTTGTGTATATAATATATAGCAAAGGAGAAAAAATGAACACAAAAAACAAAAAGACATGTAAAAGCTCTTTGTGTTGTAGAGCAACGGCTAGTTTAAACAAAGCCACGGACAAGGAACTGGAAAAGCCTGACAGAAGTTTAGGGGAATTGTTGGATGAAAAAGAAAATGAAGGCGATAACGTTTGCGACGACAGCGGCGACCGCGATTAAAAACAGCGATGACTTAGAAATACTTGGAATTGAACATCTAAGGGGAACAAAAAGCCCTTTAGGAAATTCAGAGGTCATTCCTGAGCAGTTTTGTATAACAAAAAGATTTACAAAGCAAGAAAATTTCTTTTATACGGCCACAGTCTATGAAAATGGGCTTTTCGACACTCAAGAGATAGGTGTCGCTGAATTATACTCAAAAGGCGCCGGAAAGAATAAAAAATTCTACATAAAACGTGAAAAATCTCTATATATAATAAAAGGCACGTTAAAGTCCAAGACTCGCGGAGAACTTTGCGACTTCGATAGTAATCAGGTTATCATTGTGGAGACACACATTCCTGAACTCTTTAAAGATCTGTTTGTCAAACCCAACAGTGTTCCGTGTAGCATAGACGCACACTTACCTACTATCGTAGAGATAGAAGAAAATTGTCTCCTTGGTAGACTTAATAATATTATACAGTCTATAGATCAAAACGAACTGTGGTCTATTCTATTAAGAAATAATAAAAAGCCCGTCAAAGGAAGTATTAGGTACAACAATAAAGACGAATGCTTTGAAGGATACAATGGAGAAAGATGGCGCTCATTAACGTGGGGTGAAAAATGATAGTACCAGAGGGATATACAGAGCAAGAGGTGGTGGATTTGATTATGAAGGTCTGCGAAAGATCCGCTCACAAGTACGTGTTCTATGGATACACGACTGATGACATAAAGCAGCAAGGGTTTATTATATGCCTAGAAGCACTACAAAGATATGTTCCGGGCAACCCCCTTGAGAACTTTTTGGCCGTCAACTTAGCGAACAGGCTTAAAAATTTTGTTAGGGACAATTTCATTACCTCTAATACAAATGAAGACAAGATAAAAGTACATCAGCCAGCACAGCTTAACAATGATAACTCCATTCAAAACTGGTTTGAAGTACAGTCTCTCTTTTTAGACGAAATGGACAAGAAGGAAATAATAAGAATTATAGACAGTGATCTACCCGCTAGAATGCGACTTGACTACCTAAAGATGTCTAATAATATTTATGTGCCAAAAAATAGAGTAAACGAGATACTGGAATGTATACAAGAAATACTTGAGGAGCATGGGTACTATAAGAAAGGTAGAATATCTAAAGAAGAAGAAAGGTATATAAAATCTAATATAGATAAAGGCTATAAAGCTATATCAAAAGAGATTAAAAGAGACCCCGAAAGCCTTCTTAATTTTATTAGAAAAAAAGTTGCTGAAGGAGACATGAATCGCCCCTCTTGGATGGATTCAGAAAATCCAGAAGAAGAAGCAAAATACGGTTTAACCGTCAGACCCTACTGGGCCGAATTACAGAAACAGTTTACAGAAGACGAATTAAAGCTATTTCAATACCATTGGGCTAGAATTATTTCTCAGTTCAAAGACGATGTAATACCTACAGAAGAAATGCAGGTGGTAGATCTAATCAAACTGGAACTATTAATGAATAGATCATTACAAAGTACAAAGCAGAATGTTCAACAGGTTTCAGACGCAGAGGCGGAGATTGAGAAGCAAAAGCAACTTAGCATAGAACATCAGGATGTAGAGAGGATAATGGGCTTAGAGAGGCTTGTGGCGACCCTCAGAGCTTCTATGGAGTCGCTCAACAAAGACTACAGAGATCTTCAAACCAAAAAAAACTCAATGTTAAAAGAAATGAAAGCGACCAGAGAACAAAGAGTTAAAAGACTGGAAGACAGTAAGCATAACTTCAGTAGTTGGCTTGCTTATTTGGCTACAAATCCTGAAATGACAAAACAATATGGAGCGATGATGGAAAAGATGCGTCTTTCGATGGAAAAAGAAAGAGAAAGGCTGTCAGAGTTTCACAAGTATAATGATGAACTTGTAGATCAACCATTTCTAACGCCGGACACAGTTAAAGATGATTAGCGCAAGTTGTATTTGTTTGACATACAGAAGACCTGAGCTACTGGAAGAGTCCGTAGAGTCCTTTCTAAGGCAAACTTACAAGGGTAAAAAAGAATTAATAATCCTGAACGATGAACCTGAACAGACTTTAGAAATAGATCATCCAGAAATAAAAATTTACAATTACAAAGAAAGGTTTTCGTCGATAGGGGAAAAGCGAGACGAAGCAATCAATTTATCCAACAACGAATATTTATTTCCTTGGGACGATGATGACATAATGCTTCCAAATAGAATTGAATACTCTTTAGATAAAATAGAGAGCCTTGGTGTGGATAGCTACAAACTATCCGCTTGCTATTCTTTAAGTAATCGGGGTTCTCATATTATTCCGCACATAAATTTTCATGGGGGTCTTTATGGCTGTAGTGTTTTCTCAAGAAAGCTATTCAAAGCGGCAGGCGGGCATCCAAAAATTAACACAGGGGAAGATTCTGGGTTTGAACAAAGGTGTCACAGTTTACCAGAGTTTAAGATCGCTAACGATTGTTCGCTTAAAGAAATAGACGATGTATACTACATATATAGATGGGGAGGAGAGCAGTATCATGTAAGTGCTTACGGCAACGAGGAGGTCTTAGGTTTAATAAACAGACTTACCAATGATTTCAAAAAGGGTAAAATAACAATTAATCCAAAATGGAAACACGACTACGTATTTATGTGTGAAGAGGCAAAAAAAGCCCATATAAAAAAGATAACAGAGTCATAGCAATTAGGAATCTACGTAACTCGCGGGAATCAAGATATATAAGCACACAAATTCTTATATAATTGTATTTCTCCTGTGAGAAATAACTTAAAAGGAACAAAATGAAGAAAGCAATAATCTTTGGAGTAACTGGACAGGACGGAAGCCATCTAGCTGACCTACTTTTAGAGAAAGACTACGAAGTCGTAGGTGTAACGAGAAGAACAAGTACGGACAACACCTCGCGTATTTCACATATATTAAATAATAAAAAATTTACTCTATATAGCGCAGATATTACAGACGCTTCAAGTGTACTAAATACACTTAAAGATAACCAATGCGTAGATGAAGTCTACAATTTAGCTGCGCAGTCTCACGTTGCCGTTTCTTTTAATCAACCCGGATTAACTTGGGATATAACGGGAAAAGGCTGTTTAAATATCTTACAGAGCTTAGTAGACCTACAGATGATGGGTACTAGATTTTACCAAGCAAGCAGTAGCGAGATGTTTGGCAGTAATTATGATGTCGAGGTTGGTATGACATCGGAATCAAAATATCAAAACGAAGAAACCAAGTTCTTGCCGCAAAGCCCGTATGCGATTGCTAAATGTGCCGCTCACTTTATGACTAGATTATATAGAGAAGGATACGGCCTACACGCAAGTGCCGGAATACTATTTAACCACGAAGGACCACGAAGAGGTGAAAATTTTGTAACAAGAAAAATCACTAAATGGATTGGTGATTATGTAAAAAGCGGAAAAAGTGCTGACTTTCCAAAACTTAGATTAGGAAATCTTGACGCATATCGAGACTGGGGGTACGCAGGAGACTACTGTGAAGCTATGTGGATGATGCTACAACAAGATTGCCCTGATGATTATGTAATTTGTACCGGACAAACACACACAATTAGACAATTTTTAGATGTCGCATTTAAAGAGGTCGGGATTGACGATTGGTCTAATTATGTAGTACAAGACCCAGAATTCTACAGACCGGCAGAAGTAGACTATTTAAGAGGAGACTGTAGCAAGGCGAAGACAAAGTTGGGATGGACACCTAGACACACTTTTAAAGATTTAGTTAAAATGATGGTAGAAAATGACATCTAGAGATTATAACGATCCAGTATACAAAGACTGGAGAATAAAGGTATACAAAAGAGACAAATTTTGCTGCCAAATGCCGGGATGTAAAGCCAAAAAAAGACTACAAGCCCACCATATTAGAAAATGGGCTTCAGCCTCAACTCTAAGGTTTGATATTGAGAATGGTATAACCTTGTGTTACTACTGTCACAAGTTGGTTACAGGAAAAGAAATACATTACGAATCTTTATTCCAACATATAGTGAGAAAAAATAGTGGCTAAAATAAGACCATTTACAATAATAAAAGATACAAGAGAAAAACAGGGATATACTTTCCAAGCGTCTAGAACTAAATACCATATATGTAAAGGTATGGTTAGTAGAAAGCTAGACACCGGAGACTATAGCATAGAAGGTCTCGAAGACAAAATCTGTATAGAAAGAAAAGCTAGCGTTGTGGAGCTAGCAAATAATGTAGGAGTTAGCAGAAGACGTTTTGTTGCGGAAATAGAGAGAATGAAAGAGTTTCCCCATAGATTCTTAGTTCTTGAATTTTCATTAACGGATCTAATGAACTTTCCAGAAGGGTCAGATGTGCCGGATAGTGAAATACGTAAATTAAAGATAACAAATAAATATATGTTAAGATTTTTAATGGAGCTACAAATTAATCATGGAGTAAATGTAATATTCTGTGACTCAAAAGCAAATGCCAAATGGACTGTTTTAAGCATACTTAAACGCATCAATGAAAAATATTCTATGGGGTAAGCCATGACTACAAATAGAGATAGTATTGGAGAAGTACATAATTACGGGATTGACGTTAAAAACCGAGAGGTTTATTTACATTCAGCAAAAGATAACGGCGAAGACGACCCCGGCGTAGACTACCGAATGGCTATAAATTTTGTAAAGAACATAAGACATTTAGATTCTTTAAGTAGTAGTGAGATAAGAATAAATATGCAAAGTATTGGTGGTAGTTGGCAAGCCGGAATGTCGATATACGACGCGATACAGTCTTGTAAATCTTACGTTACCATTGTAGCCTATGGGCAGGCTGAGTCCATGAGTGGTATAATACTACAGGCGGCTGATAGTAGGTTAATGTCTCCACACTCACATTTTATGGCACACTTTGGCTCTACAGACTGTAGCGGTGACTATCTAAGCGCTCAAAAATGGGCGGAGCTAGATAAACAAAATTTAGACGTTATGTTGGACATATTCGCTACAAAATGCCAAAACACTGGTGAGTACTTTAAAGAAAGAAAGTATAACGTATCAAAAACCAAGGCATATATAAAAAGGAAAATGAAAGATGGAGATTGGTATCTTAATGCGAGCGAAGCGGTACAATTTGGGTTTGCTGACGGAATAAGCAAATGAATAAAAAATTAAAACAAATTGAAGAAGCTTGGTTAAATCTAGAGTCTGTAGAAAAGACAAACTTAATCAACCCGTTTGATATAGTAGATTTAAACGAAGAGGACTACCACTATAGGTTAATATGGCTTATGACTAGGCCAGAGTACTTCTCTTTTTTATGTAAGCATGTATTTAATATTAACATATTACCATCACAGGCTTTATTTTTATGCGAGATGTGGAATAGAAAATTTCCTATGCTTATAGCTAGCCGTGGTTTTGGTAAATCATTTATTTTATCTTTATATTCAATGATACGAGCATTGATATTACCAGAAAGAAAGGTGGTGGTTGTGGGTGCTGCTTTCAGGCAGTCTAAAGTGCTGTTTGAGTATATGGAAACAATTTGGAATAATGCTCCGATTCTAAGAAGCATGTGTGACTCCAACTCAGGTCCACGACGCGATGTTGACCGTTGTGTTATGCGTATTAACGAATCTCGCGTTACTTGTTTACCGCTTGGCGATGGACAAAAGATTCGTGGTCAGCGTGCTAATGACATTATTTCTGACGAGTTCGCTTCTATACCGCGAGATATTTTTGAAACGGTTGTTGCTGGTTTCGCTGCTGTTAGCTCCGACCCAATTGAAAATGTCAAGAAGGTTGCAGCAAAACGCAAGGCTCAGGAGCTTGGGGTAGACATAGAAACTCAATCAGAAGATATAATAGACAAGAAAGACAATCAAATCATATTAAGTGGTACTGCTTACTATGACTTTAATCATTTTGCTGATTATTGGAAAAAATGGAAGGCTATAATTAAAAGTCAAGGTAAACCAAATAGACTAAGAGAGGTGTTCGGGGAAGACCCTCCTAAAGACTTTAACTGGAAAGACTACTCTATCATCCGTGTGCCATACGAACTGCTGCCAGAAGGCTTTATGGACGCTTCACAGGTCGCTAGATCTAAAGCGACTGTTCATGCTGGTATTTATCAAATGGAATTTGGGGCGTGCTTCACTCGCGACTCTCAAGGTTTCTTTAAAAGAACTTTAATTGAATCCTGCGTGTCTAACGAAGGTACGGATTCTAAAGAAGCAATAATGGACTTAAAGAAAGAACCTGTAATTTTTGAAGCCAAGCTGATTGGAGATAAAGACAAGAAGTACGTATTTGGTATTGACCCCGCTTCAGAGGTTGATAATTTCAGCATAGTTGTACTAGAACTTCAAGAAGGACACAGAAGAATTGTTCACTGTTGGACTACAAATAGGTCAGAACATAAAGAAAAGGTCAAAAAGGGATATTCTAAAGAAACAGACTTCTATGGGTATTGTGTTAGAAAAATTAGAGATCTAATGAGATTATTCCCGTGTTGTCACATAGCTCTAGATGCCCAAGGAGGAGGTATAGCTGTAATGGAAGGACTACATGATAAAGATAAAATACAAGAAGGTGAGCTTCCAATTTGGCCGGTGATAGACGAAAATAAAGAAAAAGACACTGATGGAGAGCAAGGGTTACATATATTAGAAATGTGCCAATTTGCGAAACATGAGTGGTTAGCAGAAGCGAATCATGGAATGAGAAAAGATTTTGAAGACAAAGCTTTATTATTCCCAAGATTTGACGCTATTAGCTTAGGAATTTCAAACACAGAGGATGGAATGAAGGGCAGATTATTTGACACGCTGGAGCAGTGCGTCATGGAAATAGAGGAACTAAAAGACGAGTTAACCATGATACAAATGACACAAACTGCTTCCGGTCGTGACAAGTGGGACACACCCGAAACAGTTGTGGGTACGGGGAAAAAGGGCAAACAAAGAAAAGACAGATACTCGTCTTTATTAATGGCTAACATGGCCGCTAGGATTATATCCAGAACACCAACGCCTGAAGAATATAATTTCTATGGAGGTTTCGCTACTGGAACAAAAAGCAAGAAAAAAGAACAGAGTATGTACGCTGGTCCAAGCTGGTTTACCAATTCTATGAAAGATATCTATTAATGTGTATAATATATACATCAATCCGATTACAATCCAATTGAGGTAAACATGGAAAACAAAGACGTTATGATAACATGGGACGATTCTGATTCCAGCAGTAAAAAAACTGCCTTGGAGCATATGTCGGAGAACGTAAATACTTACGAAGGAGTGGCAAAAGCTTCTCATTCTAGAGATTTCTTAGACATTGAACCGAATAGATCTTCCAGACCTACTTTTGGTAAAAACGATTATTACGCTTTTAGACCTGAAGAACAGGTTCCAGCTAGAAGTAAAAAAATAATAAAAATGTGTATGGATGCTTACGATAAAGTTGGAATCATTCGGAATGTAATTGATTTAATGGGAGACTTTGGCTGTCAAGGTATTAACATAGTTCATGAAAATAAAAGCGTTGAAAAATTTGGTAAACAATGGTTTAAAAAGGTTGACGGAAAAGAAAGATCAGAGAGATTTTTAAATAATCTTTATAGAACGGGTCAGTGTATCGTATACAAGAGCTATGCGGACATTAGTCCAGAAATATCTAAATATGTCAAATCGTTAGCGAGCGACATAACTGTAGAACTACCAGATATACAAAAAAATCAAATTCCTTGGCGTTACAATTTCTTTAACCCCTTAAACATAAACTTTAAAGACGGCAATGTAAACATGTTCCTAGGCGTAAGAAACCTAGAAATAACTGCTAATTCGTTTTTTGATAATTTTAAGAACGGTGCTATACCTTCTCATGTTCTAGACACCTTGCCTCCAAATGTCAAAGAGCAAATTAAAAACGGTGAAAGAAAGATAGAATTAGATCCAGATAGGCTACACATATGTTACTACAAGAAGGACGATTGGCAACAATGGGCGCACCCCTTGGTGTACGCCATACTGGACGACATTATTATGCTTGAGAAGATGAGGCTTGCTGATATGTCTGCCTTAGATGGGGCTATATCAAACATCAGACTTTGGACCCTCGGTAGTCTAGATCACAAGATATTACCAAACAAGGCGGCTATAAATAAACTAAGAAATATACTAGCTAGCAATGTTGGCGGAGGAACAATGGAGCTGGTTTGGGGGCCAGAGCTTTCTTACACGGAGTCTAATAGTCAGGTTTATAAGTTCCTAGGATCTGAAAAGTATCAATCTGTATTAAACAGTATTTATGCCGGACTTGGTGTTCCTCCGACTTTAACGGGTATGGCTGGACAGAGCGGTGGTTTTACAAACAATTTTATTTCTTTGAAAACGCTCGTAGAGAGATTACAGTATGGTAGAGATCAGTTAACCAAATTCTGGGAGAAAGAATTAGAGTCTGTAAGAAGGTCTATGGGTTTCAGAAAACCTTTCCATGTAGTTTACGACCAGATGAGCCTTTCTGACGAGTCTTCTGAAAAGAATTTGTTACTACAGCTTGCGGATAGAGACATAATTTCTCACGAAACGGTCCTTGAAAGATTTAAAGAAATACCATCTGTTGAAAAAATGAGACTAAAAAGAGAAGACAAAGACAGAGAAAGAGACAATCTCCCGGAAAAAGCTAGTCCATTCCACAATCCAGACAAACAGTTCGAGATAGAAAAAATGGAAAAGCAAAGCGAAATCAACCAAAAGGCCACTAAGGAAAAAGAAAAACAAAAACCGGTAAATCCAAACGGTCGCCCTCAAAACAAGATTGATGAAGGACCGAGAAAGAAAAGGGTTGACACTCCAAGGTCTACACCCGGAGTTGCCGATCTTATTGTTTGGACGACTTCTGCCTTTGATTTTGTTGAATTTGTAAACAAGCCATATCTTGAAACAAAGAGCAAGGCCAATCTTAGACAGTTAACCAAAGATGAATCTAAAGAGCTTAACACTATAAAGCTTTCTGCTTTCCTGTCGTTGGAGCCTATGTGCGAACTAACTGTCGAAAACATACATAAGGCAGTTTCTTCAAAAATAAATATACCAACTCAATATAGAGAGTTAAAAGATAAAAATCTTTCACATGAGGTATATAAAAAATCTATTATAGGCATATATATAGAACGATTTCTGTCAGAAAACAAGCTTTTTTAAAAAAAGAAAAAAATTTGTGTATATTTAGTGTAGAGGTAATACATGACGATTAAAATTTATCAAAACGAAATAAACGACGGCATTGGCGAACTCGTTAAGAGTACCGCTAGTGTTGCGTATTGTTCTCAAGCTACTACGCTTAAAGGGCAACAGTTTTCCGAGAAGCTCGCGAGCGCTATGGAAAATGCAAAAGTTGCTGAAAAAATACTAGCAGAAAACAAAGATCAGATAGATCTATATTATCTAGAGTCTGTTCTTGTTTCTTGTGGTTGGAATAAGAACGACGACGTGTTCATGCCAGAGGCGACTTGGGCAGCAAGAAACACACCAGAAGACAAACAATTTAATTTTATGCACGATGAGAGCGACATCATTGGGCATATTACTGGTAGTTATGTGCTATCAAAAGACGGCAAGGCGGTTTCCGATGATTCTCCCATGCCCAAAGATTTTGACATAATTACCCAAGCCGTTCTTTACAATAGCTGGACAAAAAGTGAAAATAAAGAAAGAATGGATCAAATTATCGCAGAGATTGAAGAAGGTAAGTGGTATGTTTCTATGGAATGTCTATTTGCTGGATTTGATTACGCTCTGTCAAATGAGGATGGCCTAAAGAAAGTCTTAGCAAGAGATGAAGAATCTTCTTTCTTGACAAAGCATCTTAGAGCTTACGGGGGTAGTGGGGAATATCAAGGTTATAAAATTGGTAGAGCATTAAATAATATAGCTTTCTCAGGTAAGGGTCTCGTATCTAAACCTGCCAATCCGAGAAGTGTAATTTTAAAAAGTATGGCTTTTAATTTAGATGACGACTCTAATTTCGATATAGGAGAATTTAATATGTCAGATAATGTACTTGAAAAGCAGTTAGCAGAGGTTCGTGAAGAACTTGTTTCTGCTAAAGCTGAAAATGAGGCTATCAAAGCTAAGATCGAAGAAGCAAAAGATAAAGAGTTTGCTTCTAAGGTAGAGGCTTTTGAGGCTACCGTAGAAGAAAAGGACGCAAGCATTGCGGAGCTTGAAGAAAGCGTAAAAAGTTCACAAGCTAAAGTTGCTGAACTTGAAGACGCACTTGCTAAGTCGCAAGAAGATCTTACTGTTGCCATGAAAGACATGGAAGAGATGAAAAAGAAAGCGCAAATGGAAAAGCGAAAGGCTTCTTTGGTTGAGGCTGGTTTTGAGCAAGAAGATCTTGACGAAACTCTCGCTGCGTTTCAAAGTCTTACAGACGAAGCTTTTGACATCATCGTTGCTCAAGTCGTTAAAAAGTCGGCAAAAAAAGACGAAGAAAAAGATGAAGCAGAAGCAGAAATGCCTCCAGCGTTAAAAGAAGCGATAGAGAAGAAGAAAAAAGAGAAAGAAGCAAAGGCGGAAGAAGCTGAAGTTACTCCCGAACTTCTTGAAGACGTACAGACATCTGAAGCCACTCTTGTAGAAGTTGCTGAAGACAATCAAGTAGAATCAGCTCGCGCTAGTGTTGCGAACTGGGTCGAAACAATTCTTAAAAAATAACCAACTCTAAATTTACAGGAGATTAAAACTATGGCTCTTAAAGCAGATAGATACGAAGAATCAACTGACATCAGTTTCTTCTACAATGAAGGTACTGCCACTCGCGGTGGCGCCCTTGTCCTTGACTCAGCTCTCGCTTCTGGCGCAGCTATGGATCAAGGCGGAAATAAAGTTAAATACTCTCAAGCTACTGGCAACGATGTTCCTGTTGGAATTTTACTTAACGACGTTGTTAATAAGGATTTAACAAGAACTCATCTCAATCAGTATAAGGATGAAGTTCAAAAAGGTGGCAAAGTCACTGTCTTGACTCGCGGTTGGGTTGTAACCAACATGATCGAGACAGGCGTTGATCCAGCTGCTGGTCAAATTGCTTACGCTTCAGCTGCTGAAGCTGGCGACTTAACTAACGTTGCTCCGGGTAGTTCTGGAAGTTTGGCTGTTGGTCGTTTTATGTCTCAAAAAGACGCAGACGGTTATGCTAAAGTCTATGTCAACCTTCCCGGAATCGTATCCTAATTAAAACCAAAAAGGAGATAAATACAATGTCAAATATCGAAAGACCAAGTGAAGAATTTATCCAAATTCTTCGCGACACAGGTAGCAGCAGCCAAGAACACGCTTATGCTGCTCAAAGAGAATTCGCAAAAGCTCTTGAGACACCACTTCGCAAAGCGGTTTTGTCTGGAGACATTCTTGGGAATATCTTTGAAAATATTCCAGTAGAAGCTGGTTCGTCCACAGAATATCCATTGGATTTGATTAGCCCCGGACTTGAAGGTGAGCATGTTGCTTACACAAACCCCGGTCATGGTCGTATTCCTGAAAGATCGGTTGAAAGTGATTACGTTATGATTCCAACATACGCAATTACTTCCAGCATTGATTACCTTCTCAGGTACGCTAGAGAGGCTAGATGGGATATTGTTGGTCGCGCTATGCAAGTAATGGAAGCTGGTTTCGTTAAAAAGATGAATGACGACGGCTGGCACACACTTCTCGCTGCTGGTGTTGATCGCAACATCGTTGTTTACGACGGAGATGCGACCGCAGGTACATTCACCAAACGATTGGTTAGCCTTATGCAACTTATTACCCGTAGAAATGCTGGTGGTAACAGTGGTAGCGCAAACCGTGGTCGAATGACTGACATGTATGTTTCACCAGAAGCTCTTGAGGATGTTCGCAACTGGGGACTTGATCAAGTTTCTGACGTTATTAGAACTCAAATCTATAACGCCCCAGAAAATGGCGCCCCAATCACCAGTATCTTTGGTGTTAATCTTCACGATCTTGACGAGCTTGGCGAAGGTCAAGAGTATCAAGATTTCTATGCTAATTCTCTTGGTGGTCAGTACGGTCCAAATTCCGACGCGGAATTGGTAGTCGGTATAGATCAATCTTCTAAAGATAGTTTTGTCATGCCAATGCGACAACAACTTCAGGTCTTTGAAGACCCAACTCTTCACAGACAGCAACGTGCTGGGTACTACGGAACCGCAGAATTAGGTTTTGGAGTATTGGATAATAGAAGAATTCTTCTTGGTTCTTTCTAATAAGCCTGAATTTATAAATAGTTAGCATTAGGGTTTCTTCTTTTTAGGGGAAACCCTTTTTTTGTGTATAATATAAGGAATATCCTCAAGGAAATTAGGAGAACATTATGTCATGTAACGCTTTGTCGGATTATTTAGAATCTGGTTTATTAAAACACATATTTCTTGGCTCATCGTTTAATAAGCCATCTAATATAACGGTAGCTCTCACTAGTGGTGAGATACTTGATCATCATACTGGCGAAACAATCCCAGAATTAGCATCGGGTGATGGTAATACCCTATCGGGGTATGCTAGAATAAGTCTTGGTGATCCATCTTCGGTTGGTGATTCTACTTGGATCTATGATCAAGCAGACCACGACCAAGGTAGCGGGCTAATAAAAAATTCTGGAGCGATAGTTTTTGAAGCGGCCTTAACCGACTGGGGTTACGTGTCAGGTATTGCTATTGTAGACCATGCTGACTATGGGTCTGGAAATCTTCTTATGCATTCAACGCTAGATAACCCAAGAATAGTTTACAAAGGTGACTCAGTAAAGTTCGATGTAACAAACTTACAAGTAAAATTTAACTAGGGTTAGAAATGGCAGAGTTCTCAGAAAATGACTATATTTTATCTTTAGATAATTATCTACCAGACAATTCTAATCAGCAAATATCACCCAAGGACGTTAGAGATTCTTTAATAAATCTTGTTGATTCTAGTCATAGGTTTCTAGAACCTCACAATATAAAAGCTAAAAACATAGAATCTGCTCACCTAAGACAAACTAGAGTTGGTGAGTTATCGTTAAGTAAAACATATTTACCTTACGAGTCCGGTAGAGACAATAGTGCTTTTGGTTATTCTGCGTTACATGGGAACGTATTTGGGTATGGAAATACTGCTGCTGGTTCTTATTCTCTTTCTTGTAACTTAGATGGAGATCTTAATGTTGCCGTGGGATATTCTTCTCTTGTTGGCAACGTGGATGGAAACGGCAACGTAGCTGTTGGTGTGAATACGCTATGTCACAATAGAAAAGGTAGCTACAATATAGCTATAGGTCACGGTGCGGGATATTATAAAGATCAGAGCGATAATTATCAGTTTTACCTTGGTTCACACGCAGAAGCTTCCGGTTGCTGTTCAGAACTAAACGGTTCTGGAACCCCTCTCTTGAGAGGAGATCTTTTAGAATTAAAACTTGCCGTAGGAACTAATGAGCTTCATAACTACGGAACTCTTCAGGTTTCTGGTGACGCATCTCCAACGCTACCTAGAGTATTCAACCTAGGAAATAGCGATAGACCTTGGTATTCTATTAACGGTGTGTTAATATTCCCAGATCCAAACAATATTAAATCAAAGGCAAACATAATACCATGTATAGATGGATTAGATCTAGGAACTCCAAATTTAAGATGGGACGGATTTTTTAGAGATGTTAATATTGATGGAGACTTAACCGTAAATGGAAATACTATTTGTGGAGAAAACTCAGGGGTAAGACTTTTAGAAGGATTTTTTAAAGAGTATATTCCCGCTCCGTCTGAGTTCTGCTCTCCCACTTCCGGGATATTTACGGTAAAAACAACCTGCGAAGGTGCGTGCGATGATGGGGATACTATATACGTAAAAAATAGAGACGAATGCTTAGAAATATCCAGTGGAACTTATGGTCAGGTTGCTAGATATGGGGATGAATGGAGACCTATCTGGGTTACTTGTTGCGCACCTCCTGCTACAACTACAAACCCTCCACCAACAACAACTGATCAACCAACAACAAC